ACACCTTTTACAGCTTTTTTAATTGATTTAGTAATTCCACCAAACAAATACTTTTGTCTGTTTTCGATATTCATAATACCGCCACCCATACGTAATTGTCTTTCCATTTGTGATCTTGAAATTGGCATAGTTTATTCTTCCGATGCAGCGCTAAGTGGTGGCATAGCTGCTACTTTAATTTTTAATGATCTTTTAATATGTTCTTGTTGAGTATCTGTTTCAGGATTAGCAATATCATCTTCTGCTTCTTTATCTGAATTATACTCGTAATTAGTTTGTGTATTTCTTAATACTACTTCCGTTTCACATTTAACCACTGGTACTTTTTTACCATTAATTATTGTGTAAGATACTTCTGCTTCTTCTTTAAACATTATGATGGTCCTCCAGTTTCAGCTATATAAACTCTAGTTGTTTCTAATAAAGACGCTGTTCCACTTATACCTGATGTCACACTAGTTGCAATATTTAATTTATCCCCTTCTTCTAATACAATAGATCCTTTTAAAAGGTTCGAAATTGTTGGTCCAGACATTTCTATATAAGCTATTGTATAAGTAGCGGGTCCAGCCGATTGATCAGTAATAGATACAGTAACATTTTTATTTCCACTTATATTTGTTAATTGTAGTGTTTGAAATATAGTTGTTGTTTGATCAGGGCAGGTATAAATTATTTCTGCTGAAGTTCCTGTAGGTGCATAAAACGCATTTTTATAACTATTTGACATCTTTTTCTTTTAGTAAATCTTTTTTAGGTAATTCATTTTTTAATTGTTCCATGTAATATTTATCTAAAATATTTAATTCACCAAATTCAATAGATAATTTATCTTTTTTATTTTTTATATCTTGTAATCTAGCTAAACAGACTTTACCATTATTAGACAATTCTTCGCTGTCAAATTCTTTTTCATCAATTTTAAATTTCATTTTTACGCGCTATTTCCTCCGCTTTTAAACCAAGCGAATCTATCTGATTTTTCATTTAACTCTTGTAGGTAAGTAGAATTTAATTGATCTACTACTGATTGTAATGATCTGTTTATTTGTTTTTGTGTAGACAAATCATATTCAGTTTTTGGTTCAGGTATTCTTACTACTATTTTTGCCATTAGAAAAAACCTGCTGTATCATCAGTAGCATAACCACCTCTTTCTCTTTGATCATCACTTATATCTGAATCACCTTGTCTACTACCACGGCCTTCTCCGGCATCTCTTATTTGTTGTTGTTGCTGTTTATATGTGTTTTTAATTCTATCAGCTTCAGCTTGTCTTTGTTCTCTTACGGCTTCTGCTTCAGCTTGTCTTTTTGTAGCTTCAGCCTTAGCTTTTTCTAGTGCAACTCTTTCAAGTTCTCGTAATCTTTCTTGTTCTTTTTTAGCTGCAGCCAATCCAATTTCATGTATTGTAGGTGAACCTTTTATTCCCATACTAAGTGGATTATAAAATTCATCAAAATTTTCAGCATCAAAAAGATACTCATCATCATCATTAGCTATTTCATTCATAGTTGGGTGGTTAAAATTTGTATAGTCAATAATTTTATCAATAGGATCTATATTTAAAGATTCTAAACCTTGACGAGGACCATCTCCTCCATCTCCTCCTCCTAAAGAAGGAATTATATAAGGCATTGTTGGTGCTACTGTTGGGTTATTTATTAAAGGTGATGTAGTATCTAACTCATCAAAATTAGTCATAAATGCATTTGAATCAAAATCATTAGAAAGACTGGCAATACCATCTCTTTCTAAATAATCTAATAGGTCTATATATAAAGGTGTATTATTTATCATTATCTTCTTCCGTCGGGTTGAATATCTAGTCTAAATGTACCAAATCTCCAAGATTGATTCAAGTCTTTGTTTTCAATTTGTAAATTGACAAATCTTCCTCTTGCTCTTGTGTCTTTTTTATCAGTAGATGAAGTAATTGTAAAGGGACTAAGAGTACTTTCAGCATCAGATTGTTGAGGATATCTCTTTATATTTAAGGTAATTGTAGCATCTCCAGTTATGGATTCAAAATCAGGTACGAAACGTCTGACTGCTAAAAATACTTCACCTACCACTCCACCCTGTTGCTGTAGATCAAAATCAAATGATTTAATAAAAGAAGTAATTTTTGATGGAGTACCATTTTCATCTACCTGATTATTACCTATTTCATGTTCAAATAATTGTGATTTACCTAATCCAGATTCTCCTAATACTACAGGAAAATTAGCTGTTCCAGTGCTTGTAAATTTAGTTCCAAATGGTTTAGCATATATTTCTGCATCTATCCAAGATGTTCTTGGCTCTGTTCCTGTATACCAAACTTTTTCTGAATAGTTATATACAACATACCTGTCATTGTAATCAGAATTAGCACTTGGATACCACCATACTACTTCTGTATATAAATTATTTATTCCTGCAAAAACTTGCTGACCCTTTGTTGTATCAATATCATCATAAACATAATCTTCAACACTACAAGGCAGTGATTTTACTGTACCATCAAATGCAAAAAATCCTTTAGGTGACATCCAAAAAGCAACACCATCTATTTCAACAGCTGCATTTTTACCTACTACTCCGCAATTAGTTCCAACTTGTTCAAAACCAAATGTAAAAGGTGCACCTATAAATCTCATGTTATAAAGTGCATTGTCTGTCCAAACTAACATAGATTCTTTTGCTCTTAATGCAGTCATTATTTTAGTTCCGTCTTGTAATATTTGAGAACCTGCTGTGTTTACAGAAGTAGGAGTATAACTATTTATATTTTCTTGATCAGAAAAAACAACAGCCATATTATCTTGGCTACTAAGTCCTCCACTAGAAGGAACAACACTTCCAAAATGTACTAAGTGTCTTGTTGTAGGCGACACCATTGTAAATCTAGAAGAAATAGGATTGTTTGTAGTTACAAAACCACTTGTACTTTGCGAAGCTCTAGTAGTTTGTGGATCACTTCCATTTGAATTCCATGTAAAAGTAGGTCCGTTTGCAATAGTTGCAATTAAAACCGAACCATAGTTATCAAGACTCCAGAGGCCTGGCTCCAGAACCACTCCTTCTCCAGTTGAATCTTCTCCCCAGTTTCCATTTCCCCAAGTACTTGTTCCCCAACCATAACCTATTGTTTGTACTTGTGGTCCAACAGTTACATAAGGAGTTACAGTAATACTTCCTCCTGGTCCAGCATTTCCAGTTGCTGCTGAACTCTGTGTAATTACAAAATTATTACTGTCTGTAATAGAAGTTACTTGAAATAATTTATTATCAAAATTTGCTGTAGTGTATCCTGTACCTGAAGGTAAGGTTGTACTAGTCATTAATATAATTTGTCCAGCAACTAAACCATGTGAATTTAATGTAATTGTTACGTTAGCTGAAGATGCAACTGTAGTCATGGTTCCGGCACCTAAACTTGTTGACAAAGGTGTAATGTCATATAATTCACCATCATAGTAAGCTAATAAAAATTTATCTGTACCAATTATAATATATCTTTTACCGGATAAATTAGCAAAAGCATGCATCTGTCTTGCAATACCTACTATTGATTTTTTTACAGGAGATTGCCAACCACCTACCTTTTCAGGTAAACCATATCTAAATCTAGTATTATCGGAATCTATCCAACGTTGTTCTGCACCTGCAGATGTAGTTTGTTTGTCTATTCCAGGTAGTATTTTAAAATCGACAAGAGCCATATTTTAAGCCCCCTATGCTGTATTTGTTTTAAATGCCCAACCTCTTGTAGAATCTACATAAACTAAAGTGATTGCTTGACCATTTGTACTTAAAGTTAAATCGGATGTTCCTGTATTAATTGGTTGACTGTTTCTAGCTACTGTTAAATTATTTGTTGCAAAAGTTCCTCTTGCATCAACAATTACTACTTCATCACCAACAGCAGGTGATGCTGGTAGGGTTACAGTAAAAACTCCACCTGTTGTGTTTGCTAAAATTTGATCTCCTGGAATAACTGTTACATTTGCAGTAACTGTAGTGTATCCTCTAGTTTTAAGACCTTTATAAGCCCAACCTCTTGTACCATCTACATAAACTAAATTAACTGATTGACCATTTGTAATTAAAATATCATTAGCAGCCACACTTTCAATAGGTTGTCCATTTCTACCTATTGTTAAATTATTTGTTGCAAAAGTTCCTCTTGCATCTGTTATAGTAACCTCATCACCAACAGTAGGCGATGCGGGTAGTGTAACTGTAAAAGCTCCACCTGTCGTGTTTGCTAAAATTTGATCTCCTGCAATACCTGTTACGTTTGCAGTTACTGTAGTATAACCTCGATCTTTAGTATTTCTAAAAGCCCAACCTCTTGTTGCATCTACGTAAACTAAATCAACAAACTGACCATTTGTCATTAAAATATCATTTGCTGCAACACTTTCAATAGGTTGTCCATTTCTATTTATAGTTAAATTATTTGTTGCAAAAGTTCCTCTTGCATCTGTAATACTTACTTCATCTCCTGTAGAAGGTGATGTAGGTAAAGTTATTGTTATAGCTCCACCAGTTGTATTTGCTAAAATTTGATCTCCTGAAACTGCAGTGTACGCAGAAGTAACAGTATTGAATCCTTTTGTAATTGGACCTGAACTAATATTAGTTCCATCAGAATATAAAACCATTTTAGAACCTACTGGCATTACAACACCAGTTCCCGATACAGTTTTAACAGTTAAAGTATAATGTGAAGCGGATCTAACCGTTGCATCTTCTACAATAAAAACTCTTTCTGCAGAATCTGGCATAGTAACTGTTCTGTTTGCCGCTAAAGTTCCTGTTAATTTATAGTATAAATTTTTACCATTTGATGTTGTAAAATTAGATAAAGCTAAAGCAACGTCTGAACTAGCTACATCTAAAGGTAAATATCCTGATGCTGCTTGTTCTAAAATTTGTAAGTTTGTATTAGTAATTGTACCCCATTGACCAGACTTTTCGCCTGTTGTCATAAGTTCTAGTTTTAAATCGCTTGATGTGCTTGATGCCATATTACACTCCTTATATTGTATATTATATTAATTTTCAACAAAAGCAACTACGGTTTTGGTGGAATAGCTGTTGTATCAATTTCTACCCAATCACCTGTTGCCTGCGTGTTAATTTCTGTCCAATTACCTGTAGCTCCTGTTGCAATATCTGCCCATTTTTGATTAGCATTAGGGTTAAGATCACTCCATGCTCTAATAGATACTTGACTTGTTGCAAGATTAATTCTGCTTCCAGTTGGAGATATAACTGCTGTCCCAGTAACAGTAACTGTACCGGTTGCAATATTTGCTCTGTTACCATTAACACTAACATTTGCATTACCGCTTACAGTTGCGTTTCCTATGTTTATATTTACTCTATTACCAACAACAGAAACAGTAGCATTTGCTGTAACAGTAACAGTACCATTTGCAATATTAGCCCTGATGCCTGTTACCGGAACCGTTTGACCAACTTTTATTGATACATTACCAATAGATAGATTAGACTGATTACCTGTTATACCTACTATTGAACCACCAGAAACTGTAACACTTCCTGTTGCAGTATTAACTTGGCTTCCTGTTGCAGCAGCAACAACTGCAGCTGCTACGGTTACATTACCTGTAGATACATTTATCCGGTTACCGGTAACATTAACATTTGCTTGACCTGCAATTGTAACATTACCTATGTTAAAATTAACTCTGTTACCTGTTACATTAACAAGAGCATTAGATATTACATTTCCACCAAAGCTTATTGTTGAAAAAGGTGTTGAGCCAAAGAGCATGGTCTATGCTCCTGTCAGTGCTTTTATCTCGGCGTCGGTTAATCCCAAGTCTTTAAGTTTTTGTTTACCAGATGATTTTTCTGTTTCTGCTTGTGCAGCTTCTTCTTCAGCAGTAGGTAACTCTGCCATTTTAGCTTCTATGTCAGCTTTAGATATTTCTGGTGTTCCATTTAACCATTCTATTTCGCAAGTATCAATATTGTTACCTCTTATAGTAACTTCTGCGTTTGGATTTATTTTTAAAATTGCTTCTATAATCATTATGCTTCAATCTCCATTACTGTTATTTCGCTAGAACATCTTGCGTCCCAAGTGGCATCAGCTGTACTATAAGTTCTATTAACATAAGTGTAGTAACCTGAACTATATGGACTGCTAGTTTGTACTTTGTATGTAATTTCACTATTAGTGTTGTGAGTATCTAAAATATTTTGAACCATACTATAACCATCATAAGAAGTATTATAAGTAGTAACATTGTATTTTTTATGACCTGCTCTTATTCTTGAACCATCCGCATCACCAATACCTATAGCTGTTTCAGTACCACTTATTAATTTTACTAATCTTAACACTATGTGTCCATTAGCATTGCCAAAAACTTGATATGTGACAAACATTTTACTTGTTGTAGAGGTAGGTGTAATAGCTACAGTTAATCCTGTTATATCTATAAATGAGTTAGAATTTGTAAGAAAAACATCTGTTTTTAAAGTTTGTTTGACTTGCAAAATCTTTCCTTGTCCAGGTGCAACACTTGTTGGTATCGTTCCTGTTATTGCATTCGCTCCACCTAATCTTGTTATCGCCATAATTTATCCTATCAACGCGTTAATTTCTGCGTCGTCCAATCCTAAATCTTTTAGCTTCTGTTTACCAGAGGCTTTCTTATCTATTGCTGTTTGTTCAGCGTCTTTTAATTCTTGT